TGGCAGTGAAAGGCAAACCAGATGCAAAACCTGCGGCATCGGAGGAAACGACGGAAGCGGGAACGGTTGCGCCCGAGATGGGGGCAACGCCCGAGGCAACTGCCCCGGTCGAAGAAACGACCCCTGTCCCGGCCACGCCAACACCCGACCCGGCCGAACATATCCGCGAACAGGCCGCCGAGATTGCCGAGATTGCGGCGCAAGCCTCCCGCCTCGGGCTGACCATCGATGCCGCCGAGGCCGTTCGTGCCGGCACCTCCCCCGATGCCCTGCGGCGGGCGGTGCTGAAACAACTGGCCAGGACCACCGATGCCACCATCGTCGCGTCAATCGCGCCGCCGGCTGCCGAGCCCGCGCCGAAGGAAAGCCCGCTGATCGCCGCGGCAAAAGCTGCTGCCGCAAACGCCACCACCTGAACACTTGCAGATGAAGGACCCCCACCATGCCCGTTCTCACCCAGCCGCCCTCCATGGGCGATCTCCTCAAATACGAGGAAAACCCCGACTACTGCCGCGAAACCGTGACCCTGCTGGCCGGCACCAATTATCCCCTCGGGGCTGTCCTTGGGAAAATCACCGCGTCTGGCAAGTACAAGCTCTCGCCCGATACCGGCACCGATGGATCGCAGGTCGCCGTCGCGGTGCTGATCGAGGCGGTGGACGCCACCGCCGCCGATGCCGTGGGCCTGATCGTCGCGCGCGGGCCCGCCATCGTCTCGAAGGCGCAGCTGAACTTTGACGCCACCGTCACCACCGCCGCCAAGATCGCCACCAAGGAAGGCCAGCTGGCCGCCGCCGGAATCGTGCCGCGTGATGCGGCCTGATCCATCCCCCTTTCCCAACCGGAGAAAATCTGATGCCTGCCATCATCAACCCGTTCGACGCGGGCGGTTATTCCCTTGCGGAAATGACCCGCGCCATCAACATCCTGCCGAACATCTACACAAGGCTCGGCCAGCTGGGCCTGTTCCGCTTCGAAGGGATCACGCAAAGGACCGTCATGATCGAAGCCCGCGAGGGCGTGCTGAGCCTGCTGCCCTCGGTTCCCCTGGGCGCACCCGCCACCGTCGGCACCCGGGAGGGGCGCACCATGCGCTCCTTCGCGGTGCCGTGGATTCCCCATAACGACGTGATCCTGCCCGCCGATATCCAGGGGGTGCGGGCAATCGGGTCCGGCAACGATGCCGACCCATTGGTTGCCGTCATGACCCGCAAGCTGACCTTGATGCGCAACAAGCATGCCCAGACCCGCGAATACATGGAGATCAACGCGCTGCGCGGCATCGTCAAGGACGGGGGCGGCACCACGCTCTACGACTACTTCACCGAGTTCGGCATTGCCCAGCAGCAGACCGACTTCGTCCTCGGCACGGCCGGGACCAAGGTGCAGCAGAAGGTGCGCGCGGTGCTGCGCCAGATCGAGACCGAGCTGAAGGGCGAGACCATGACCGGCGTGCGTGCCCTGGTCAGCCCCGAGTTCTTCGACAAGCTGATCGGGCATGCGACCGTCGAGACCGCCTACCAGTACTACGCCTCCGGCGCCCAGCCGCTGCGCGAAGACATGCGCCGCGCCTTCCCCTTCGCCGGCATCCTGTTCGAGGAATACAACGCCTCAGTCACGCTCTCGAACGGTACCACCGAGCGGCTGATCCCGGCGGGTGAGGGCATTGCCTTCCCGATGGGCACGATCGACACCTTCACCACCTATGGCGCGCCCGCCAACCTGATCGAGACCGCCAACACCGTCGGCCTGGAGCTTTACGCCCGCCAGCTGACCCGCGAGCGCGGCGATGGCATCGATCTGCTGACCGAGGCGTCGATCCTGCCGGTCAACAAGCGCCCGGCGCTCGCGGTGCGGCTGTTCAGTTCGAACTGATGAACGCGTTTGCCGTGGCGATGGACGCGATCTTCGCGGATATCAACATGGCGGTTGATGCCACCTGGTATCCGGCGGGTGGGGCGCCCGTCCCCGTCCGCGTGATCCGCAAGGCGCCCGACGAGGTGACGGCCTTTGGTTCGGCGCAGATCCTGTCGGAGACCACGCTGATCGATGTGCGGACGTCCGAGATGCCAACCCCGAAGCCGGGGGATGGGATCAGCATCGGAGCGGACAACTTCACCATTCAGGGCGAGCCCAGGCGCGACCGGGAGCGGCTGCTCTGGACCGTTGAGCTGGTACCCGCATGAAACTCAAGATCGACTTCGAGCCGGATCTGGTGGCCATGCTGCAGGCAGAGGTGACGGCCGGCGAGCGGGCCGTGAAGGCGGCGATGGCGCAAGCCGGGGGTGAGTTGAAGCAGGCTTGGCGGACACAGATCACCGAAGCCGGGCTGGGTCACCGCCTGCCGCGCACGATCCGCAACCGCACCTATCCGAAGCAGGGCGACAGTCTGGATGCCGCCGCCTTCGTCTGGTCGAACGCGCCCGAGATCATCTCGGCCCATGATCGGGGTGTGCTGATCCGCTCGAAGGCGGGCTTCTGGCTGGCGATCCCGCTGCCGGCCGCCGGCAAGGGGCGTGGCGGGGTGCGGTTGACGCCGGGGGAATGGGAGAAGCGGAGGGGGATGAGGCTGCGCTTCGTCTATCGCCGGCGCGGGCCCAGCCTACTGGTCGCCGACGGGCGGCTCAACACCCGCGGGCTTGGCGTGGCGTCACGCTCGAAAACCGGCCGCGGCCGCGCCACCGTGCCGATCTTCCTGCTGGTTCCGCAGGTGAGGCTGCGCAAGCGGCTCGATCTCGCGCGGGATGTGGAGAGGGTGGCAGGCGAGGTGCCGAGGCTGATGGTGGAGAGGTGGGAGCAAACGGAAGCAAATTCGTAGTTCAGCCAAGCGTTGCCTTGACATCGGCCATCGGTATGAAGACCCGGTGCGGGTTGTCTGGATCGCCCAAGGGGCGAAATCCGAGGTCCTTGTAGAATTGCCAGCGACGCTTGAAATGCTCGTCTTCCAGTACATCGAGAACGATGGCGGCAGCACCCATCTCTTCGGAAATCTTCAGGCAGCGCCGCATCGCGTCGATCACCAGCGCGGTTCCCAGCCCCTGTCCCTGATGATCCGCGCGAACGGCGACGGCACGGATGTAGATGACGGGAATTTCCGGGGCGCCGGCACGTTGCCATTTTTTCGGTCCGAGATCGGGGCGCACGGCGAGCGCGCCCAGCGTGTAGAAGCCGAGAACCGCCGGGTCGTCGCCCGAGGTCGCCATCCAGGCCGCAACCAGCCCGGCCCTGATCTGGTCGGAAAGCGAGGATTTCAGGAAATTGTCGATGGGCCGAAAGCCACAGGAAAAGGCGCTGCGGTTGTGCAGCGCCTTGTCGAATCTGGCGATGGTGAGGGTGGGTTTCTCCGCCCGTCTGTCAACCGGCATCCTTCAGACGGCCTTTCGAGGCTTTGGCTGCGCGGGCGAGGCCCGGAACCACCTTGCCCGGGGCCTCGACAGCAGCCCGGAACGATTTGAGGGCGTCGGTTGGCAGAATGGAAAGCGACAGGCGCTGTTCCACTTCCTGCGCACGCAGAAGGGCGGCCTGACGGATGAAGTCGGCTTCCTGCAATCCGGTGGCCGCGGCGGCGGCCCGGATCCGCTCCTCATCGGCACGATGCAGGCGCAGTTCCTTGCGCGCTTCCATCTTGCCGGGGGTCGGCGTGGCTTTCGGGCTGGCGAACATGAGTGATCTCCTTCACGCCATCATGTACGGTATAACGCCGTACATGTCAAGGCAAGCGCCAGGACAGGGAACGGTGCCCGGAGCCGACAACAGACATGGATGAGCATCATGCCCAGCATTCGCGAAACCATCCTGCAGGCCCTGCTAACGACGCTGCAAACCATCCCCGGTGCCGTGGTCCAGCGCGGTGAGGTGCTGCCCGAGCGCGTGCCAATCGGCGGCCTTGTCATACTGCGCGATGGCGAGCCGGGGGAGCCCGAGGTGACGTTGTCGCCGCTGCAGTATCACTACGAGCACCGGGCGGAACTGGAAGTGGTTGTGCAGGGCGCCGACCGGGATGCGGCCTTCGATGCGCTGACCTTGGCCATTGGTTCGGCACTCGCAACTGACCGAACGCTGGGGGGCCTGTGCGACTGGATCGAGCCGGGCGCGCCAGCCCCCGCGGACGTGCCCATCGAGGGCGGGCAAGCCCTGAAGGCCGCCGCCATCCCGGTGGTGCTGCACTATTCCACGGCCAACCCCCTGGCCTGACCCCCCTCACAAACCGAAAGGACTGAAATATGCCCCGTGCACAAGGCGCGCGGTCGCAGCTGGCGGCCGCGTTCGAGACCACCTATGGCACTGCGCCGGCCTCCGGCTTCATGCAGATGCCCTTTGCCAGTGCCTCATTGGGGGCCGAACAGCCACTGCTGGCCTCGGAGCTTTTGGGATACGGCCGCGACCCGCTGGCCCCGATCAAGGACGCGGTTACAGCTGATGGCGACATCAAGGTGCCGCTCGACGCCGAGGCCTTCGGCTTCTGGCTCAAGGCAGCATTCGGCAACCCGACGACGACCGGGACGACCAACAGGACCCACACCTTCAAGTCCGGGTCATGGAACC